CAAGGCGGAACTAGCCACATGACACATAAACAGTGATTTCCCAACACCTGTTCCAGCGAGAGCAATATTGAGAGTCTTATTAGGTAAACCACCCTTAGTGACCTTGTTAAAGTATTCCAGATCAAATTCAATCTTCTCCTCTTTTCTATGATAGGACTCATATCGTTTTTCATAGTCTACCAGATAATCGTGTCCAACGTGAGTATCAAAAGATACGGCAAGTGCATCAGACAGAATTGTAGGAATACTGTCACGATTTTTCTTTTCATCATTACCATCTGCAATATGAATAGACTCCATAAGTGCAAGATAGATAGCACGATCACGACACCACTTTTCAGTAGTATCTATTAGCCAATTAAACTCCGTAGGAACATCTTCAAGACATCCAATTAAATGAGTGATTTCCTTGAAGGAAGTATCATTAATATCTTTACGCTTTTCTGTTTCAATACAAAGAACTTCTGATGTTGCTGGTTGATTATATTCTTCAACAAACTTCAAAATCTCCTCAAATACAATTCTCTGATTTGTATCCTCAAAATATTCTGCTTTAACAAAAGGAATAACCTTACGAATATACTCTTCATTATGAAGAAGATTTCGCAAGATTAAAAACTCAACTTTATCCATTCTTAATACTCAAGGATTGTTTTCAGATTGTGGAACATCAAATACAAAGGTGATTCTAACTTCATCACCAATATTAACTGTTCCGTGAGGAAGTTTGTTATTGAACCAGAATAGAGTTCCTGGTTCAACTATTATACTCTCATTTCCAACAAAATACTGGTATCTACCTTGTATTGATAAGTGATACCTATCTTTCGTAAGATAATAAGTGCCTTCATCAATATGAGCTCCTACAATTTCATCTATTGGAAGAGCAAGAAATCCACAACGATAAAGTGTGGGAAAATACTTTCGTAGATATTTTCTAACCTCGCTGTGGTTTTTATATGCAGGAGTTTTGGTGCAAATTTCAGTATCTCCAACTTGTTGGCCTGGAGTTTCAATACCTCCCATTATAAGCTGAAGAACATCTACTGTAGTAATGTATTGATGAGGATCTTTAAGTTCTACATTATCAAGTCCTTTTTGAGATCCCCAATCACCAGGATTTTTCTTTAATTGTGCTTGGATTTTTGATACATCAATATCAGTTTTAACTACACGAATGTTGTTCATGCACCATAACTAAATTCACCTTTAGCAATCACATCAAGTTTTTCCATTACTTCTTCAGTAAAGTATTCTTCCGGATTTGCTAAAATTTGTTTTGCATAGATTTTTTTACCATCAATTTCATAACGTCCTGCCACATTCTTCCACATACCACCAAGTTCACCGAGTTCAAGAAGACCGTAATATCGATCAAGACCACGTTCATCATAATAAAGACGAACTTCAACATCTTGATTCTCTTTACTCAAACGTGATTTTTGGGTTTTGCATTTAATAATATTGCCAATCACATCTGTCCCGTCCTTCTCTTTCTTTTTAGAAAGATAGATGATAGAAGATGCTGCATACTTAAGACCGCTACCACCACCCATTTCCTTCATTGGAACATAAGAACCAATAACATCATAAGTATGATTAGTCACAATCATTGGAATTTTTGCTTGACCCAGTTTCAAGGTAAGCATACGAAATGCACCTTTGATGAGTTGGGATTTAGTCATATCCCTAACCTCTTTATCATTCAGAGCATCATTAATCTCTTTACTTGTAGAAAGCATTCCCAAAGAATCTAGAACAAACATACAAGGATTACGTTCTCCTTCTGGTTTCTTCAAATAAAGGTCAACTGCCTTCAGTGCCTTACCACGAAACTCTTCAACTGTAACAACATTGACCACCACGACTCTAGTTGTGTCGATGCCTCTGCTCTCCAATAAGGATCTGGTGATTGCAGCTTCAGTATCAAAATACAAGCAGTATCCAGTAGGATTATTATCAAGAAAATTCTTGACCACTGCCAAACTAAAGAAAGTTTTTCCTGTAGAACTTTCGCCTGCAATTGCAGTAATTTTGTTACCAGATACGCCACCAAAGATACTCCCAGATACAAGAGCATTAAATATGTACGAACCCGTGTCCACATAAGTTTCAATTTCGTCAATATCTGATGCGAGTTGTGTGTATTCTCCACCGATTTCTTTTACAATATCTTTTAAAAAGTCCATCAAATTACCATCCCGTATTGTTCACGAAGTATTTTTTTATAAGGTAAACCTTGTTCTTTAAGTTCTCTAACTAATTTAAGTTTATGGTAAAGAGCAGAGTCACCACCAAACCCAAGTGCTTTTACAATTGTATCTAGTTCTTTGTCACTAATAGGTAAATCCATTAAGAGAAAAATAAGTCAAGGTTTACAGTTTTTTCTACGTTCCACCCAATCGCATCAAGAATAATCTTGAGTGGTTCTAGAAATGCCTTTTCAAATTGTAAGTCATAGTCAATGTATTTGTCAAGGTTGAGTTCCTTTGGAAACTCTTGAATGAAAGAAATAATATTCTCGTGAATAATATTTGGTTTCTTCAAATAAACAAATTTGACTTTCTCACCATTCTGAATAAGTGAATATTTATTTGTTAGTTTTGCCTCCTTAATATAATGATTAAAGAGAAGTGCTCCACGAACATGAATAGGTGTTCCCTTTGCATAGATTGATGCTGACGATTTGTATTTGTTTACATCAGAAGCAGAACGTGGGAATGAGATTTGTTCTGGAGGAAGTTGTTTAAACTCTTTGCGGGCATTATCAATAAATGCAATTACATCTTCTTCAGTTCCATTCATCATCAATTTGAGAGCATCCTTAATCATCTTACGACAAGGAGCAGGAGTAGAAGATTTAACAGCTTCAATACCCATCATCTTGAGTTTGGGTTCTGTATATGCCACTCCCTCACTATTCCATACGTTCAGAATGTAACGCTTCTTAGCAGTCCAGATTCCACGGTCGGCAATATTCTCCCGCTTCATTTGCATCTTCTGGTCATAGGCATTCACATAGTCTGCCAATTCTTGGTAAGAACCTTCAATATATTTTTCAAGTTCCAACGAAGCGACCTTATCAAGGAACGAGACAATGCTTTCAGTAGTTTTCTCTCTTCCCTTGAATACAGTTTCAACCACAGGACCCATATTAAGATAAATGGAATCGGTATCAGAAGCAATAACATAATCTATATCCTCTGTTTTAAGAAGTTTATTAATATAAGCATTCATTTTGGCCTCAATCCAGCGAATAGAGACCTGTCCTGAAAGAGTGATTGCCTCAGCATTTTCTAATTTGTAATAACGGAAGTACTGATTGCCGATTGCACCATAAGCAGAGTTAAGAGAAATCTTCTTTGCCATTTGGATATTATTGCACCGGGCAATTTCTTTTTCCAACTCTTTAGATTTCTTCTTCTCATATGCTTTCTTGGCATCAATCATCTTCTTCTTGAAGATAACTCGCTCGTTATACATCTTCTCCATGAGTTCGGGAAGCATACCTTTTACTCTGCGGTAAAGTGCTCCATTTGCAGTCATAGTTAAGTTTACTTTTTTTAAAGGTTCTAAATTCAATTCTTGATTTAGAAGTTTATCTACATTAACTTTTGCAGAAAGTTCTCTTATCTGTTTGAGTGCTTCCAGTTCTTCTACAATTTCCTCACGGGACATTTTACGAACATCTTTCCACATTTCAATTCTCCATAATTTTAGTGAACTTTTTAATTCCAAATTCCTTTAATCTTTGTTTAATTAATACCTCACTACAATTATAATGTTCAGCAATTTGTTTTCTTGTCTTATTTTCAATAAGATACATTTCTCTTAAATCTTCACTTTCAATTTTGTAGGTCCTACTTTGTTTCATAGTTTCCCTAAATCTTTTCAGAGTATTTTTACTCATAGGATACGATTTTCCTTTTACACGACCCCCACCACTTTTAGAAATGTTGTAGAGTGTGCCCCCTTCGTCAATTAACTTATATTTTTCAATAAGTTCTTTTTCAAGGTTTAGACATTCTTCTTTTGTGCCTTCAAAAATCTTTTCAACACAAGGTTCAGTCCCATTTAAAATCATAGATTTTATTTTTCCATAAAAAGAAGGATAATTTGCATCATATGGCATATAAGAACTTGGTTTTAAATGAGACCACATTCTATAACCTTGTCCCATACCAACATAGAACACATTTACATCTTCTTTATACTGATAAACATACATAGGATACTAACCTTTACTTATAAACTATCTATATCCTATTTATATTATAGCATACTTTCAAGTTCAGCAATACGATTATTAAGTTCATCTTTTCCTACAAGTGTTTCTGGAGATATTGCATATTGCATAATAAGATGAGGATAAAGTGAATTCAAATCAAAATTGACAACATAATCATACTTACCAGGAATGGGTTCCTTTACATATGCACCAGCATACTTCTCGTTCTTTTGCGAATTATTCTTTGGAGGAATGACAATATTACGTTTCTTGAGATAATTGTAAATGATTGTATCCCACATACGAACCTGATAGAACACATCAACATAATTTACTTTGGCATCATAAGCCATCGTAAGTGCAAGTTCAATCAACTTCATCTTGTCTTCCAGGCGGTCAACAAGTTCCACGTCAACGATGTTATACTCAATAAACTTTTGCCAACCTTTGGTATAGAAGTCTTTGAATGTATCGTATTCGCTGTGATCCAGTTTCTTCTGCCCCAGTTCTACTTCAGCAATATAGTCCAGACGATATGATTCCTGTGCTTTATAAGTAAACTTCTTATAAAGATTTAGATAATCAAGTTGAGTTACTCCACCCACATCAAACGTGGTGTGCTTACGTCCATTGATATAAGTCTCCCCTTCAGTTACAAGTCCCCAAAGAGAAAGACGCTTCATCAACTTCTCACCAAGAACGCGATTGAGGCGCTTGGCAATATAAGGAATATCATACAGTTCCAGGTTCCAACCAGTAACAACTTCTGGTGTATTTTGCATCCAGTAGTTAATAAAGGAATTCAACAGTGCATGTTCAGACGCACAAAGATGGTAGGTTACGTCCTTACGAACATTATTGAAAGGTTTAACACCCCACGTAATAATTTTCTTGGTGGTATAATCTTGAATACTAATTGCAAGAATTTCCTCAACGCAAGATTCTACGTCAGGGAATCCTTGTTCGGACGCAACTTCAATATCCAAAGTTATAAGTTTGATTTTACTAATATCAAACTTGATTTCATCCTCTGGATACTTTTCAGAAATATATTGATAGATGTATCTATCATTTCCATAGATTTCAAATCCATCTACGGCATCATACTTCTTATAAAACTCTCTGCAATCACGAACATATCCTGGCTGAATAGGTTCTACGGATTCTCCACTTAATGTCTTATATTTGGATTCTTTTTTAGATTTTACAAAGAGAGTGGGAATAAACTCATCTCTTGTTTCAAAACTTTTACCATTTTCATAACCACGAACTAAAAACTGATTTCCAATCAACTGGACATTAGTGTAAAATCTCATTCTTTAATCAAGTCCTCGTATTTCTCAAGAAGAGTGGGGGTTGGATCTGCAAGAGTAAGAATCTTATCAGAGCTCATCATAAAGTAGTCTTGTTTTGTTATACCCAACAAGAAAGGTTCTAAAGTATTTTGTCCCTTGATTATAAATGGATTAATTAATTTACAATCAGGTTCTCCAATATCAGCACCAATTTCTTCAATCTGACTGATTAGAATCTGTTGATTCATCAGTACTATTACTTTGATTATCTTTTCCATAATTGATTACATCCTCAGTGTACATTTCATTAAGTTTAGCGACAGGTTCTACAATAGTTACAACCCAATCTGCAGGAACAGGAATTACTTTATCAGCAGACAAAGGCATCCAAGGATAAAGAGAAACCTCAAATGCTGCTTTTTTCTGCTCTTCAGTATTTTGTCCAGGAAGAACATTTGGATTCCGCACTTTTACAATGCAAGGTTTATTGAGAAAGTAACCAATTACTCTTCTCTCATCCCCTTCCCCCGCAACCATTTCCTGAGCGTCTGCAATTAAATCTTCACCAGACTTAAGTAGCAAAAGTTTAATAGTCATTTTTACTCCATACCTCTTAGTATTATAGCAAGAAAAAAGAGGGGTGTCAACTGGTTTTGGCCAGTTCCCCCTCTGCGGCAACAATATTCAGTTATATTTATTTAAGTTCATAGACTTTCTTCTTCTGATGTTCTGGAATAACTCTATTTAATTTAATAGTGAGCAATCCATCAACAAAGGCAACATCCTTAACTTCTACATCATCAGATAAGGTCCAGGTGCGCGTGAATGCTCTCTTAGCAAGTCCTTGGTGTAAGTATTCCTCACCAACATCATCAGATTTCTTTGCTTCTACAAAAAGTTTATTCCATTCTGTAGTAACTTCAATTTCCTCTCGCTTAAATCCAGCAAGAGCAATTTCCAATCTAAAAGTAATGCTATCTTCTTTTACAAGATTGTATGGTGGATAGTTTGTGTGCGTCTCAAACGCAGTATCAAACCTTCTAAACCATTCATCCATTCCAATACTATTTCTTTGAATATCAGCAAGATACTTTGCAGTTTCTGGTACTGAAAGCGTAAGTGCATTTGTTCCGAACATAATAGACCTCCTTAAAGCGTCTTAGTAGTGATTGGATCCTTTCGGCATCCACTACTAATTATAAGAGATCATAAAAAAAGCGGGATGTTGTTTCCCGCTCCTTTTTATTCGGTTTCCTGGGTCTTACCCTTTTTACCAATATTATACTTCTGTTCCAAAATCCATTCGCCCTTATCTTTATATGCAAGAACTTTAATTTGATTAAGTGGTGCAATATCAGTTACTGAGTCTTCTTTTACGATAGCAATCAGTCCCCAATCAGCAAGCAAACGAACAATACGATTGCGGCGTTGAACATCATTTACAGTCAGATTTGCATGTTTACCATCAAGAGCAAACAGTTCCTTAAAGTGAACGATGTAGTACCTACCCTGCTTATGCAGAATATGGCACGATTGATAGAGTTTCTTTTCCTTACGAGACGCAACTCCAATACGGGTTAAAGTCTCACGGACTTTTAGAAAGTCGTCGGGTTCATTAAGAATTACCTCTACCATTTGGTCTTGTGACCAATTTACTATAGGTTCTACCGTAGTAGTCATTTCGATCCTCCAGTATCAAGTCGTTTTTTAATAAAGTTGATTTGTTCTTTTGATAAGATTTTCAGAGCTTGCGATGCCTTTTCATTACTATATCCATAGTATTGTTTAACACATTCTAAGTCTGTGACTTTATCCTTGCGGAGCCAGGGAGAAAATCTTTTCTTTTTCCTTAGACTATTTAGATAAAATGAATATTGCATATCTTTATCTAAGAAATGATGCTTATTCATCTCATTAGCAAACAGCACACAATCAATATGCCCAGACAAACAACGATTGATAATGAATGGAGCATACTCCTTTTTTACTGAGGGATCTTCCATCAGATTTTCCTTGGTGAAGTTAATTGAGTTCAACCAATCTTTAAGTTCCATCAATATATCTCCTTAAAATTTTAGAAATGAATGCACCCCTTCCACTCTTATTTTTTTTCTTTTCAATATCAATAAAATTCCATTCATCTTCGGAAAGATATATTAATTTTGGAAACTTTATTTTATCTTTTTTTTGAAACTTGCCGTTAGGTCCATGTTCAACATGAGAATTTAAATAAAGTCCTTTTTGTATGGTATTTTTACCCCATCGTTTTCTAGATCTTGTTAGGCAAATGCCATGAATAGCAGCATGATGATTTGAACAAAGTGTAATAATATTTTCTAGGTCATCAGTACCACCATCACTCTTTGGAATAACATGATGATGTTCCAAATTTTCTATCGCGCCACACATGCAACATTTATCTTGTTTCATTATCGTATAATTTGAATGTCATCATCATCAGTCCAAAGTTCTACCTTGGTTCGAAAGCGTCCCTCTTCCTTTAGTTTTTCATAACGCTTGGTTGCCTTCTTCTTCCACCAAGAAATAATATTCTCTTGATAGAACTTATCCCAGTTTTGTCCAGGGCGAAGTTTATCTTGTTCTCCAAGAATTACCTCGCGGACATTCTCATAACCGTAATCAGAAATATAAAACCTTTTCTTCTGAGTTAAAGCAAAGGCAGTATTAATTGCTCCATTAAACTCAGCAAGTTTCTCTTGATCTTCAAGAGAATTGCGAATGATAGAAATCATCTTTGTCTGACGCTTCATCTTTTTAGAAGATGCTTTGTTATCAGTCAAAGGAGTATTGTTGTTTAGATAGGTAAATCTATCGTGCAACTTATGAAATGCATCATCATGCAGCAGAGGCAGAAATTTACTTTCAGTCAAACCCTTGTATCTCATAAAAGGTTTCAGGCCATCGTACTGTGAGGCATCTGTGGTAGACCCATAGAGGGATGTGGTCTCAAACAGGGCAATATCCTTCTCAAAGACCTCGTTGAGGGTCTCGCGGGCATGGTGAGAGCAGCACAGGAGTGCCAGGAGTTTGCCACCAAGATAGTTGTATCCAAAGGGTTGAGAAGGCACAATCACGAAACCCATCGCGGCATGGCGATTAAAAATCCTTAAGTCAGGTTGCTTACCCAACCAAAGATTACGGGGTTTGGAATTAATCACTGGAGAACCAAAACGAATAAATCCAAGAACCTTGTGAGTATTCTTTTCAAATACCATCCAGCGAAGTTCTCTTCCAGGAATATTTGATTCGTTATTATGAGAAGAAACTGCTTTCAGTAGAGTATTATAGTGCTCTTGAGGAAGGCTTTGTTGAAAGCGATCTCCAATAAACTTAATATCAAACTCCATATCTTCTGGATGAATATCTTCATTAAAGAACTCATCCTGAAGTGAGGCAAGAGTATTTGTATTTTTAATGACTTCCTTTTTTACAAAACGCAGATAGTCTTCAATATTTCCCATTTGAGAGAAATACTTAATAAATTCATCTGCTGCCCAAACGGCATCATCTTCAGATACAATCATTTAAACTCACACTCAACCATAATTTCAGTGAGTGCTGCTAAGAGGTTAATTTCCTGATCAGCCACGAACGCAATCTGGTATTGGTACTTAGCAATAACAAGAACGGCAGCGGGGATAGATGAGGGTGAAAGACTATCATAGCAGGCGTCATATACCCTGCGAAGAATGACAGAAGAATCGTTGTCCAAGTTGGAGACCACCCACTTTCGGACTTCAGAAAAGTTTTTATCTTTGAGATGCTTGATAAGTTCATTTACTGAGATGTCTGAGAAAGATGCAAGAATTGCTGCGTCGATTTTGCCTCCCGCAGAATAACGTTGGCATTCGTTGAGGACGCGACGAAAATCTGGGAAGTGCTTTGATACAAGTTCCGCAAGGACTTTTTGATCGTATTCGATACTCTCCTCATCCAAGATGTTTTGTAGACGCTTGAAGAAGGATCCTGCCAACTGTGCTTTTTGCTTTCCTTTGATTGTGAAGTCAATGACGGCACATCGCGAGTGCAAGGGTTCGATGATTTTGTTCTTGTAGTTACAGGTGAAGATGAATCGGCAGTTGCTATAAAATGCCTCAATATTTGCCCGTAGTAAGAGTTGTACATCATTCCCGGTATTGTCGGCTTCGTCGATAATAATGACTTTGTGTTTAGAAGTGCCTGTAAGTGAGACGGTCGAAGCAAAGTTCTTTGCTTGGTTCCGTACAGTATCCAGGAAACGTCCTTCGTCAGATCCGTTAATGACATAATAATCTGCCCCTAATTCATTACATAATGCTTTTGCGATTGTTGTCTTACCAATTCCAGGAGGACCTGCAAGGAGAAGATTTGGAATCTCACCCTTCTCCACAAACTCCTTAAATGTTTTTTTAGTATCATCAGGGAGAATACAGTCATCAATTTTACGAGGACGGTATTTCTCGCAGAATAAGAATTCACTTGCCATAATTTATTTAAATCCAATCAGGTCGGCGTTGCGGCATACGAAGATAATTAGATGCAACCCAAGGTTTGGATGCAATGTACATCTTGTAAGCAGTAAAAGTGTCAATGCTGTCGTCAAGTTTATACTCATCGGGCATAGCACGAACAAAGGTTTCTACACTAGTTATTTTACCACGGGGAAACAAGTAGAAGGCATCTACAAGTGTTTTGTAACAGGAATGAACTTTACCGTAGCGAAGAGTATATTCATCACACAGATTCATTCCGTGCTTGATTAACCAATAGGCATTATGAATAGATTCTGCTGCCCATTTGGTGCAAGGGTGATTGCGGAAGGCACCCTTCTCAGTACGGTACGGAGTGTCGTCTGACTTGAGAAGAGGGCCGTAGTTATGATACCACTTGGATGCCACGATGGAGAGCATTTGACATGTCTCTAAAGGCATTTTAACTACGTGTTTGTCCGGAAGTACAATAGCACTCTCTGCAGGAAATTCACTTGTTACAAAGATGTTCATCCGAAGGTTGAATCAGGTTCCAGAGCAATATAATACTGCACATCAAAGGCAGTATTCTTGAATCGTGACAAAAGTTTAGAAGAAATCACAACCTCATAAGAACCAGGAATAATTTTGATATTCTCCACTTTAAAGTTGAAAGTGAATACATCATCAGTCTCGCCAACATCAATAGAAAAGTTGTTAGATGTATCGTTTTTCTTATCACGAACAACCAGTTTCACTACACCTGTTTCGCCAACCACAGAAAGATCTGGAAGTTGTAATACAGCAGCAGCTTTGAGGATTTTATCAAGTTCTTTGGTATCAAGAACAAAACAAACATCTTCACTGGGAAGATTAATAGACTTATCAGGAGGAGTTACAATTACATTTGGATCCGCAAAGCGATATTGAGAACGAGACCGACCTTCTTTAATAACAACATAGTTATCATTTACAAAGTCAAGTTCCGCATTTTGGTGAAGATTAAGATTATTCAAAAATTGATTCAAATCATAGATACCAAAATCCTTGGGAAGTTCTTCTTCAATCGTTGCTTCTGCAAGAATGTTCTTCATCACAGAAATAGTGCGAAGGGAATTACCTTCCTTAAACAGAATGGATTGATTGATGCCAGAGAAATTTTTTAGCAGTGTTAGAGTTTTATCAGAGAGTTTCATAATAATCAGCGTGTGAATTCAGTAAGTCCATTGTCTTTGCGGGTATAGTGCCCGTCAAAGTGAAGCAGTAGCATAGCATAGTGAATAACTTTCAGCAAATCACGCTTGTTACGTCCATCCTTATCACCATAGCGAGAACCGTACTTAAGAATGTTTGCTTGACAGAAACCTGCAGCAAGTTTCTTTGCTGCCATCAAATCAATAGTTTGAATGTCAGCATAACCATCTTCATCACCACAGTAATGGCCATGATATGTGCTAGTTACATAATCCTCAATTTCTTTGAGAATTTTATCTTCGTTATATTTCCAGAAGTGATTTTTAGAAGTAGTCACAAATTGAGGTTCAGTTTTAAGAGTAAAGGTATTTGGAGGATTGATAACAATATGATCCGGAGCAGCATAAGGATTTCCAGTCAAACTAATACCATCTTCCTCCCAAAATTCTTGACTTGAGGGAGGCAGTTCAAAATTATCATACATTCCACCAGGAAGATTAGATCCAAGGAAAGTAATACTATCGGTTTTATCAGGAATTTCAGACATTTTAAATCATAGTAAAGAGTAAAAGAGGAGGCACATTAACCTCCTTATATTCTATCAGTTTGCTTGCTGTTCGTCAACAGGAAGTTCAAAATCAACATCCACTTTGTCATACAGTTCCAAGAATGCTTGCTTGGTTTCGTCATCAAAACGATTCACACAAACTTGAATAGCCTTTGCTTTATCTTGAAAGATACTATAGGCACGAATGATATGAACCAGACGACGTGTGCTGATAATTTCCTCAATACCACCATCATAAAAAGTCTTACGAATGATGTCACCCCAATCAACAAGGCGCTTGCAGAACTCACGATCTTCTACACCGAGATCCAACGCAATACCTTCAAGAATCTTTTGCTCCACAGAAGGTGCGGGATAGGATTGCTCAAACGTCACAGGAAAACGCTCCAAGAATGCTTCGTTGAGAACATTGGTGCCGATGAAGCGTCCATCCTCAGAACCCTTACCTTTGGTGTTTGCGGTGGCAATCACATTGAACCCAGCAGCAGGTTTAACAAACTTACCAATCTTCTTAAGAAACACACCCTTACCTTCCAGAACAGATTGAAGGCACAGAATTTTATTGGATGCCAAATCAATCTCATCCAGAAGCAGAATGGCACCACGCTCAAGTGCTTCAATCACAGGACCATTATGCCAAGCAGTCTCACCATTCACCAAACGAAAACCACCAATCAAATCGTCTTCATCAGTTTCGATAGTGACATTCACACGAATTAATTCACGCTTCAGTTGAGAACAAGCTTGCTCCACACTGAACGTTTTACCATTACCCGAAAGACCCGTAATGAACGTAGGATAAAAGAGATTGGACTGAATAATTTTTTTAATATCGTTAAAATTACCAAACTTGACAAAGGTATCATCTTTTTCAGGAACAAGATTTTGAATCACTGTAGGAAGAACAGCAGGAGCATTAAAACTACGCTCAATTTCTTGAACGCTTTCACGAGTCACTTCTAAATTCCATTTACCACGTTGAACTTTAAACTCATCAAGTTTATTGGTTACGGTTTGATAATTAGAACCATTCAAAGCACACCAAGCTTTGATTTCGGCAGAGTTAACTTCAACACCATAAAGTGCTTTAAGAGAAGATACGATGTAATCAGTACTCATTTTGGTGCGGGTCATGAAAGTGGTTTGTTTCAACTGTAGTCATTATAAAGCAGAAAGGGGGGTCAAAACCCCCCCCGTGTGCCAGTTACTCAACTGGTTTTTTTATTTTAATTCATAGTCAGGATACTTGTCTCTAACCTCATTTCTAAAACGAGCATTAAATGATGGTGGATTTAATTCTCTTTTTTGAGTGATAATTTTATTGTTGTGATCAATGTTCAAAAGTTTATCAATATTATTAGTTTTTTTCATAATCAATCACCATATGTAAATGTTTTGTTTTTAACTTTAGTATCAAATTCTCCTGTTTTACCAGGGTTCATTTTACCAACTTTAATATTCTTACCCTTTCCAGGCCAAGATGTTTTAGAAGTTCCTGTGAGTTGCGCTGAACCACCAGGTTTTTTCTTTAAAAGAACAGAGTCTTGATCGTACTTTGCACCAAGTTTTGTAACTGCTTTTTTAAACTTCCTCTTACCCATTTTACCAGAAGAAACAACGTGAGATTTCTCTCCTACTTTTTTCTCCTGTGAGGTTCCTGGATTTTCAGTATATCTTCCAGAAACTTTAGTAGGACCTGGTAACCCAGCACCTCTAATATCCTTCTCAAGTTGACCGGACCTTGCTTTATTTTCTTTCTTTGATTTGTCTCCTCTTTGAGCAGACAAAATTGCCATACCACCTTTATCAGATTTTGACTTTATTCTATTCAAAGAGGTTTCTTGAATAGAAGAACATTCTAACATAAATTGTTGAAAACTCTTCATTTTACCTATACTTTTTTTAAGTATTTATTTAAGCAACCAGTTCAATAAATTCACCAAGAACCTTCTTATTCATCTTTTTAGACTTAAGAGATTTTACAAATGCGGTTTTGATTTGTGCTTTGGAGGCATCATCAGCAACATCAAACTCTGCTTCTTGAGAGAGTGCAGAAGAAGAAAGTCCAAAGTATGCATCATAACCAGAATTGGTAATTGTAAAACTCTTTGCTTTCTTCCAATCAGTTTGAATTTTATCAAACTGTTTATCGGCAATAGAATGATAAAGACCGATGAAACGATTTGCATCACGTCCAGCAAGAACACGAATACCAATAAAGTTAACTGTTGGAAACTTATCTTTGAGATTATGAAGAAGAGTATCCGTATAGTGATGATATCCGTAATCAAACTTATAGGTGGTTCCAAGTTTCCTATCCCGAAGAAAGGTTGTATTTGGATTGATACCACGGCACCCAATATAAGGATCTTTATCCCAAGCCCGCTTTACTTCCAAGTGATAGGGAAGATGATTTGCCTCACCATCAGTTAGAATTACACACTGAACTTTTTGAAGTTTATTTTGCTTTTGAAACTGTGGAAGAATTTGATGTAGAGCAACCAAACTCTCATTCAAAGGAGTTCCAGAAAGGCACATACGATTTGGATATGTGTATTTACAGTAATAGGTATTATCAAAGCAAACAGCAAGGCGCCAGATATTTAACATCTGATGCTCCAGTTCTTTACCATTTACTTTGCTTGTAAAGAGATTCATCAAAGAGAAATCACTCTCCACACAAACAAGTCCAGCTTTCCTTTCATAATGCGATTCGGGAAGAATTGCATTATTATAACTGGGACGCAACCATTCATTTGTAAAGGCATAAACCTCAAAGGGAATATTAACCTTCTTACAGAACCAAATAAGATTAAACAGTTGCTTGCAGGTATCTGAAAGAACATTCTGCATAGATCCACTCCAATCCAGAATGAAAATCAAACCATGATTTTTACCATCAGGAATTACACTGACTTTCTTAAATAAGTCCTCATTAAACTTGTAGGTATGAAGACGAGCCGTATCAAGAACACCTGTGCGAGCAGTTGATGCACGAGCATAACTATCTGCTGCCTTACGACACTCAAACTCTTTTACCAGATAATTAACTTCCTTCTGTGCTGATGCTTTGAACTTCTTAAACCCAGCATCTGCTTCTAGAAACATCTCATCTTTTGTAATGTCTGCAGCAACCTTTCCAAACATTTCTTTATTGTACTCATAGGAGCGTTGTTTTTGCTCTATGAAAGAATCATCAATCACTTGATGAACTTCAGAGTTCTTACCAATTACAGACTCCAGATTGAGTTTAGGAATTTCAATATAAACATTTTCAGTTCCATTATCATTCACCAAGTCTTTGATTTTCTCACGCAGAGCTTCATCAGTGCGAACCTCAGGCTCACTCTCTTGTTCTGTTCCAGAAGAAACTGTGGTTTGATCTCCTCCAGCAGTTCCACCATAACCACCAGATTCTTCTTTATCAGGTTCACCATCTTCTGATTCTTCAGATTGTGATTGCTCTACTTGCTCACCAGAATTAGAACTCTGCGAAGTTTCGTGAGAATCAAAGTTATTAACTTTTTGCTCCTGTTCCTTTTCTTTCTTACAATATTTGTAAAGAACTTCAGCAGCATTCAGTGCCTCGGTAAAAGTTTCTGCATCAGCAATCTGATTGATAATATTCTGTTCTTCTATCGTAAAATTAAGAGGCAAAAAATTACCAACTTTAAAATAAAGGTTGGTGCGATCAGCAAGATTAAAAGTAGAAATATTTTCATCTCCCAACTGAAAGAAGTCCTCATCATTCAGTTCCTTATAACCATTAAAGAAAGTTTTTGCAAGTCCACCATACTTACGCTTCATCAATTTCTCAATCCGTGCATCCTCAACCACATTCACAAACTGTGCAGGAATCTTTACCTGTTCAGTCCAATCCTCATCAGGAGTAAAGAGAGCATGTCCCACCTCATGCCCCACCAGCAAGTC